GTCGCTGACCGACTCGCCCTCGACGCCCAGCACGGGTGCCGAGACACCGATGATGCCGGACTGGGCCAGCCCGTTGACGTAGCCCATGAGGGAGTCGTACGCCCCGCCCGTCCGGTTGTAGAGATCGGTCTGCTTGTTGTAGTAGGCCGTGTCGCGGGCGGCGGAGGCCCGGCCGCGAGCCCCGGCCGAGGCCCGGTCCCGGTACCCGGCAGCCAGCCGGGCACGCTCGCGGTAGCCCTCGCTGTCCACCGGCAACTTGCCCGCCCACTCCGTGTAGAACGCGGCCATCTGGGCATCGGTGGCCTTGTTCTGGGCGTACTTCAACTCCATCTTGGAGTTGGCGATGGCGAACTCGTACTGGGCGAGGGTGTTGCGGACCTCGTTGGCAGCCGGGTCATCGGGCGAGAGGCCCTTCAACTTCTCCTTGTAGAAGTCGGTGAGCATCTTGTCGTTGACCTTCTTGCCCTCAAAGTCACCACCCTTCTGCCATGCGTCACGGATGTTCCGCTCGCGCATGTTCTGGTACTCGCGGGCGGCGGCGACGATAGCGGCGGTCAGGTTCGGGGCAGAGCGCGGGAGGCGCCCGAAGCGCGCGGACGTAGCCACGGTCAGACCCCTTCAGGTGGCTGGCCGAGTGGCACCTGTGAGAGCAACCGGTTCCGGGCCTCACCGCCCACGATCTGGGTCTGGGAGATCATCTTCGATCCCGGCTGGGCCAACGGCATCGGAGCCCCGGGCTCGCCACCCGGCATCATCTCTGGGCCACCGGGCATCGGTGCTCCCGGCGAGAGCATCTCGGGTGGCATGATCGGCTGCTCACCCTCCCCGTTCATCGAGGGCATGCCCTCGATGCCCCCACCCAGAGCACGCTGATCCGCCATCTGGGAGGCTGCCTCCTCCGCCATCGCCGTGGCCTCAGGCTGCTGCCCGAAGCCCATGTTCCGCAGGGTCGCCAGCAACTGGGCCAGCACCTGCACGTCGGCCGGGAACATCGTGGCGTCGGTCCGCTCCTCGCGGATCATGTCCTGCTCGCGCTCGGGATCGTCCACGCCGACGCGGTCCATCGCCCGGCGCTGCGACCACAACTTCCCGGTCGCGAGGTTGAGCGCGATCTGGGAGGCTTCCATGTCGTCACGCGGCGTGAGCGACGGTGGGGTCATCTCGATCCGCTTCGACTTGTTCAACACCTCGCGGATCGCCGGATCGAAGTGCGCCCACACCGTGGCCGACAGGTTCCACATCTTCCGCCGCCAGCCGTAGTAGAGGTCGCGCTTCATGCGGATGCGCGTCTCGTAGTTCGACACCAGCGCGTTGATGGCCTTGGAGGACGAGAGGACGGTCGAAGGGGCGAGCCCCAGCAGCAGGTCGTTGATGCCCGACACCTCGACCTTCTCGCGGTCGATGCGGGTGAGGAACTGCTCCAACTGGAACTCGGGCATCCACGGGTCGATCTTCTCGATCCGGTTCCCGGCCCCGGGGGCGACTACCTGATTGGGCTTGGGCCGCAGCCCGACGGGCACCTGATCGGGTGCCTCCTGCCCCGTCAACTGCCAGTACTGGGCGTTGACGATGTTGTGCATCAACTGCGACCCGGACGAGATGCGCTCGTCCTTCTCGCGCAGCAACTGCTCGATGTCGTGCAACTCGGGACGGCCGGACGGCACGCCGGGGATGAACGTGTTGAAGAGGGGCACGTAGGGCATCTTGCCCGCGTACTCCGGGTGCTTCATGTTCTTCACGACGCGGTTGCCGACGATGATGGCGTTCCACGTGTCGTGCTTCACCGGCTTGATCTGGCCGACCTTGGGCTTGGCCCCACGCGCTGGCGCGCGGTACCAGTAGTCCACGACCTCGATCTTCCCACCGACGTTCCACATCACCCGGCGGGCGTTGTCGTAGGTCCCGAAGACCTCACTGGAGACGAGGTAGGGGTAGACGTTCCCGTCGGAGGCAGTCCGCATCGTGGTGACAAGGCCCCACTGGGCCAGCGCCTCTTCCGGCGTGACGGTGTAGGAGTACGCCGCCCAGTCGAGCGAGCGGAGATCGGACTGGGACCAGCCAAGCCAGAGGTTCCGGGGCTGGTCGATGACCTCGACCCGCACACGCTTCTCGTCCGGGTCCCACCAGACCTTCCCTGCCGTGCGGCCATAGAGCCCCTTGACCACACATGCCCGGTGCCCCTTGAACTCGTACTCCTCCTCGTCCTTCCACGCGAAGTAGATGCGCTCGCCCAGCACCGCGATGTCCGCGTCGTCCTCCTCCTCGGAGGCGGGGATCACGTTCTCGATGGGCGGGATGGACTGGAGTGATGCCGGGAGATCGACGTAGATCGGCGGGGTGTTGACGGAGACGTGGGCCTTGCCCGGCAACTTGGCCGACGAGTGCCATGCCCAGTGGCTGGCGCCGTTCTGCAGCACGTCCTCCGGGTAGTAGAGGGCGTCGAAGCGGTCGCACTGCGACTGGAAGATCGACTGTTCGGACCAGATGGACGCCTTGCGGTAGTTCACCTCACGGAGGATGTCGAGTTCAGCCTCGCTGTACTCGCCCGCCATGAGGTCCGTCTGTGAGAACTCGACGGCGCGGGCCGTGTCGAGGAGTTCCAGCGCCACTTACGACCCTCCGTTGCGCAGCAGCCTCATGAGCGCCTCGGTGGATGGTACACCGCCCACATCCGGTGTGAAGAAGTCAAAGGGCAACTCCTTCGCTGTTGCCCCCGTAGCGTACCTCGTCATCGACCACGCGACAGCCAATGCCATCACGGCGTCCTGCTCGATCTTGCGGTCGTCCAACTTGTACGCGAGCAACTGGCGGCGGAGCACGAGCCATAGCCCCACACGGGGCAGGATCAACTCACCCTTCTCCAGCGCCGTCTTCAGCGACGAGAGCATCCGCAACTTCACGCCCTTCTGCCCGCCGAACTCCACCATCTTGGCCGAGAAGGGGAGCGACTCACGGAACAACTTGCCCCCGTACCCCGTGGCGTCAACGCCCGACACGACCTGCGTGCGCTCCGTCGAGTAGGCGTAGTGCTGGTCGGTCGCCAGCGCCGAGACGGAGAGCGAGGTCTGGCGACCGTCCTTTCGGTCGATCCGCACCCCACGGATGGGGGACGTGGTGGCATCGAGGACGATCCCCCACGTGGAGTCGTACGTCAGGGCCGGGTCCACGCCGTGCGCGTAACGGTGGCCGGGCTTCGCGGCCTCCAGTTCAGGGAGGTCGGAACGGAAGGCCGCGTCTACAGTTTGCGCCCCGAAGAAGGAGTCGCGCGCCTCGATGGCGTAGCCGTCGATGTTCTGGGGGATCAGGTAGGGCGGGTAGTCCGCGATCAGGCGGTCGAACATGTGCTGGTCGATCCCGAAGCCGATGTTCTCACGGGTCGAGATGCGCAGCGAGATCGCGTCACCCTTCTTCAGCGGGTTGTCGGGGTTGCCTTCCTCCCACTTGTCGCTGAACTCGGTGAGCCCTTCGGTCATCGTGCCGATCAGGAACATCTGACCGCCCGTACCGAGACGCCTGAAGTGGAGCACCTCGTTGAAGATGAAGTCGAAGTGGGGCTCAAACGCCGCCTCATCGAACGAGATGCCGTGCATGTCCTTGCCCAGTGAGGCGATGGCCCGCTCGCCCGTGGTGCGGAAGTGGATGACCCCACCGCCGAGGAGCGGGTGCATCACGATCATCAGGTACTCGCCCCGGTGCTTCTTCGACCAGTCCGCCGTGGCCGGGCCGAGGAGATCGACCAGCGGGCAGCCGTGCTTCTGGGCCTCGTGCGCGCCCATGAGCAGGCGCGTGATCTCGATGAAGAGGAGTTCGCACACCTCGCCGTGGATGCCGAAGTGGTACCACTCATAGGCGGCACGCTGCCACCGGTACACGTCGTGCTCGTCCAGCGGGTTGGGCGGCTTCAGCCCCATCTTGAAGATGGTCGAGTGCAGGACGACGACGGCGATGGCGAGGGTCTTCCCGGCGCGGTTGCCCGCCGCCGTGCAGATCGTCAGGTAGCGCGCCATCCAGCGCGACATGTCCCGCTTCAGGTACTGCTCAAAGAGCCGGGACTGGCCGGGGTGTGGGCGGAAGCCGAGGAAC